GCTATACAGGCCGGGGGAGTCAATATGTTAGCTCAGTTTGCGTTAACCGGCGACGTAGATATGACGCAGGCATTAGCTGCTGCAATTGGCGCTGGTGGCAAACAAGCATTGGATGAATTTGCTCTTAGTGCAGACCTGACTGAAGACGAGCTACAACAATTCTTTGCCGAAGACGATGAGCTACAACAGGCCGCAATCGACGCAGACATAAAAGATCCATTCCTAAACCCTAATTACTCTACTGTGGGTGATGGCTTGATGGTTGACGCAGATGGCAATGTGTTTAACTACGACGGCGAAAACATGGGGACTATGGATGAGTTAGACACCAATAACGATGGAATGCTTACTGGATCCGATCTGCAAGAAGTTGGAGATACCGCAGAGTTTAACCAGCAATACGCTCCACCAGAAACTACAACTAGCCCCACTATATTTACACAAGAATGGGCTGACGAGCGTTATGCTGGTATGTCTGAAGCTCAGATTAGAGAACAGATGGATAGGGACGGGTTTAAGAAAGAGCAGATTGAGGCTTATATCAGCACCCTTCCTGATATAGACACAACAACTATCAATCACGCAGGCGGCTGGACTGAAGACACATCACAACCTTATACGCTTAATTACAGGGATGGACGCCATTACGTTGTTTCTAATGGATATTTAAAAGCTATTACGGAAGAGCAGTACACAGATTTGTATGCTGATCTTCAAGATGGTACCGCTTCGCTTGACTCGCTAGAGCAATATGGCGTTGGAAATCCCGGATTGTCTGGTGGCGGTGAGGTAGTTACTGGGGTTAATCCAATTACTGGAGAGGGATCTTTTGATCCACAAAGCGATTGGATTTCGCTAGATCCAAGCGAGGAGCAGGTTGGAGGTCAAATTGAGTTTACAGAAGAGCTTGTAGAGCCTGAGCCTGTTGAGCCTATTGAAGAAACTAAAACAGATGAGCCTGCGCCAGACCCCCTTGAAAGCGAATATGAGCAGCTTGAAGGCGCTACTGGAGAGCCTGCTACTGGAGCAGAGCCGGGAGGATCAAGCCTTGAGCAGCTTACTGAGGAGCTTCAGCAGGCAATAGCCGCTGGAGATTTTGAGCTTGCAGATGAAATATCACAACAAATTGACCAACTTGAAGCAGATCAGCAGTTTGACGACTTGCAGCCAGAAAGCGCGTTTGAAGACGAAAAAGAGTCTGGAGACGTTGTAGATGCAGATGGAACTATCCAACAACCTACAGGTGGCCCAACAATAGATATTCCTATGCCTGCTGATAACAGGACGGAATGGCAAAAAAACAAAGATTATATTGTTGAGAAGGTAAACGCTGGAGAAGCCACAGAAGGCCAGCAAGAGTGGTATGACAGGTGGATAGAGTCAGGCAGTCCCGAAACAAAAGATGGTATGTCCTCCGGCACTGGTGCTGGCGAAACCCCTGCAACTGGTGACGGGGGAGGCATTGTAGGTGATGGCGAAACAGGCGCTCCCGGAGAAACAGAAAAGCCGAATGTTATTGGAGTTGGTGGGCCTACGGTTGGCAGCGGGCCATCTCCAGTACCTATGCCGGGAATGTTTGACCAAGGCACAGGGGATCCTGACATTGGCCAAGGGCCGGGAGGAACTGGGGAAGGCGGAGAGCCTGAAGAAGGTATGCTTACGCAGCAAAGCGATTTTAGTATGCCGGAATTTAAACCGTTTAATTTCAGCCTAAACTACCAGACACCAGAAATGATGCCGATTATTCCTTCCGGACAAAAAGATTATTCAAGAGAACTTGACGGTATAATTGGTCGAAGTTTGTTTAAGGGCATTATATGACATATTTAGAATTGGTAAATAATGTGTTAAGGCGTATGCGGGAAGACGAAGTATCTACCGTAACTGAAAACACATACAGCAAGATGGTAGGCGATTTTGTTAACGATGCCAAAAACCAAGTAGAAGCAGCGTGGGACTGGTCTGGTCTTAGAACTACTCTTACAGTAACCACTTCTGCTGACATTTTTAACTACGTACTTACAGGGAGCCAAAACCGTGTCAAGGCGCTCACTGTTATTAACGATACCTCTAATGTTTTTATGGAGTACCGTCCAGCTACATGGTTTGATGATAACTACCTAAACAAAGACCCCATTAGCGGCTCGCCTCAGTATTACACGTACAACGGAGTTAACGGCAACGGAGATACTCAAATAGACGTATACCCCAAGCCTGACGGTGTTTACGCTATTCGTTTTAACTGTGTATTTAGAAACCCTGAGCTAAGTGCCGATGCAGATAAATTGGTTATTCCTTCTGCTCCAGTTATTCATTTAGCTATTGCCCTGTTAGCTCGTGAACGCGGTGAAACTGGAGGAACATCAGCACCAGAATACTTTGCTATAGCTGATAACTATTTATCTGACGATATTGCTCTTGATGCTCAAAAGCATCCAGATGAAACCATTTGGTATGCTCCATAAGGAACAATAATGGCCCAGCCTTTACAGAGTATTAACTTAGTAGCTCCAGCGTTTAAGGGAATCAACGACGAAGACTCCCCGTTAGCGCAGGATCCCTCGTTTGCTGAAGTTGCAGACAATGCAATTATTGACAAGCGTGGTCGGCTTGGTGCGCGACAAGGCATCAACCTAATTACTTCAGATAAAACTGAATTAGGGTCTGATCGTATTCATAAGATCCATTACTTCTACGATCAAAATGGTAACGAAAAGTTATTCAGTGCAGGTAACAACAAGATACTGTCTGGGACAGCTACGCTTGTAGACGAGACACCTGCTGCCTATACCATTACTGCTAACAACTGGAAGATAGTTAACTTTAATGACCACTGTTATTTTTTCCAACGCGGTTACGAACCGCTTGTATACAGCAATGCTTTGGGCGCAGTTACCAAAATGTCGTCCGTGGCTGGAGCCTCTGTTAGTGCAAACCAGTATTGCCACGAAGCACTGGCAGCATTTGGTCGTTTATGGTGTGTAGGTACTGCAACCAACAAAACTACTATTTACTGGTCTGATTTATTAGTAGGGCATAACTGGACTGGCGGCTCTAGCGGATCTATCGACATATCTAAAGCATGGCCTGACGGTGCAGATGAAGTAAGAGCACTAGCAGCCCACAACAACTCATTAATTATTTTTGGTGAGCATAGCATTGTTGTTTATGGAGGCGCTAACTCTCCTGCTACTATGGCCATTACAGATACCGTAGCGGGTCTTGGATGTATTTGCAGGAACTCTGTGCAGCACATCGGCACTGACGTATTGTTTTTGTCTCACGGTGGATTACGCAGCGTTGGACGAGCAGTACAAGAAAAGTCTTTGCCTCTGACAGACCTAAGTAGAAACATTAAGAGCCAGCTAACAGACTTGATTGCAAACAGGACTGACCCTACTGACTCTGTGTACAGTCCAGAAAACGCTTTTTACCTAGTTACTTTTCCTGCTGAAAACACAACACTTTGTTTTGATTTGCGAGGCAATTTAGAGAATGGGTCTTACCGTGTTACTCGATGGCCTTCTAGTAAGTTTGAGGCATGGCATAGAAAAGACGATGGAACTCTTTATATAGGAACAGTCAACGGTATCGGTACTTACTTTGGTTATCAAGATGAAGGTGAGTCGTACCGTTTTAAGTACGTTAGCCCCGGATTAACATTTGGTGATCCGTCTAAAACAAAGTTTTTAAAGAAGCTAAGACCTACGATTGTTGGTGGCGGCACAGAAACAATCTTTTTGAAGTGGGCTTATGACTTAGACGATGTATTTAAGTCTGCTTCGTTTACGTTAGGTGCTGATACAAACTCTATTGCTTTCTTTAATCAAACATCAGAGTACAACATAGCTGAGTTTTCAGGCGGTACATCTATAACGCGCAAGTCTATTAACACAACTAGCGGTGGCTCAATTATTACTGTTGGTGTAGAAGCGGATATAAACGGATCAGAAGTTTCAGTTCAGGAAATTAACGTACTAGCCCTTGTGGGCAAAACATTATAGGTAAATAGTTATGGCGTGGTATGACCCATTTGTAAAAGCTATAGGAAACATAGGGCAATCTGCTGTTGATAATGCAGGTTCTGTTGCTCTTGGAGGGCTTGGTTTATTAGCCGCTGAAAACGCATACAGCCGATTAGGCGATGTTGGCGAGCAGGCTATCGGCGGGGTAATGATTAGAGACCCTGAAACCGGCGAGATGGTTAGGGTTCCGGGCGCTTATGAATTAGCGCAGATGGGACTTGAGCAAACTGCATTCAAACCTTTTACGCTAACTAGCGCAACGGGTAGTCAATTTGGTGTAACGCCTACCGAAGGCGGCGGTCTTGCTGCCGGATTTGGACTGTCTCAAGATGAAGCTGCGCTGCAAAATATGTTTATGCAGCAAGCAATGCAAGCCGGTCAAGGGCCAATATATGGTCAGATGATGGGCAGAGAAGCCGGGCGACAAGCGTACGGTTTGGGCCAGCAATTTATGGATCAAGTTGGAGCAGGAACAGCCGATAGAGAGGCTGATGTATATGGCAGAATTAGAGCCATGCAGTCTCCAGAAGAGGAACGGCAGCGTCTGGCTCTTGAAGAAAGACTGGCTGGCCAAGGGCGTTTGGGTGTAAGCACGGCAATGTATGGCGGAACACCAGAGCAATTAGCTATGGCTAAAGCTCAGGAAGAGGCTAGAAATCAAGCCGCTGTGTCTGCAATACAGCAGGCTCAAGCAGAACAAATGCAGCAAGGACAGCTTGCTCAAGCGTTTACAGGGCTAGGTTCACAGGCAGCAGCCCAGGATTTGGCGCTCAGGGGTGGTCAGCAGTCACTAGGGCTTCAGGCTCTTGGTGGCGCTTATATGCCGCAGGCTCAGCTGCTTAACGTACAGCAGGCTGCTCAACTATATCCGCAGCTACAGCAGCGTGGGCAGCTTTATGGTGCTGGCTTATTTGGTGAGGCAACAGCTACTGGCCTTCAGGCGTTGCTTGGATCAGCATTGGGTCAGGCTAACCTAATGGGTACTATTGGCAGCGGACTGCTGTCTGGCGCATTCAGACGCTAAGGAGATTATTGTGGCTAAATTTGCACCATCATTTATTGATAGCCTTATTAACCCATCATACCTTCCGGGTATGTTTACTGCTGCTCAGGCAGTGGGGGCTG